CATGTCCCGTGTTATCAGGAGCATATGCAGCGTAACCAACCAGTGGCTCAGTCTCAGCATCCTTGGTGTGTACAGCGCCTGCAACACCGTCAGAAAGTGTGAGATTCTGACCGATGGCAATAGTGCCGTCTGCCAGGATCGTAGCAACACCAGCCGTCTGAAACCAACCGTAGTAATTAGTAGTAAACGCAATAGGAGTAACACCTGCAACCATATAATCAGTACCTGCAGTAGCACCTACAACATTATTCCACAAATTACCAACAATAGCAATATCAGAATCGGTAGTTATTGTAACTTTGATATTATCAAACAATACAATATCTACTTTACCGCTAGTAGTGGCTCCAGTAGCACTATTAGACTTAATGCGATACTGGTGACCTTCACCATCATCATCAGTGATTTGCAAATAACCACCTTGATACTGATTAAGGGTTACACTAGCTAGCGTAATCTGGAGTTGCGAAGAACCTGCGACAGGACTATAATCTCCTGCAGCAGCGATTACAATGCCATCACTTTCTACGAGAGCTGTAGCCGAAAGATCCTGCGAAACAAGCAGACCAGCAGCAACAGCTGCCGCGGTATACCCGTAACGAAACACACGACCATCAGCCAGCTCTAGTTTCTCGCCAATAGCAAACTTAGCGTAAGAAGACTCTTCATAAATACTCTGCCCAGCTTTACTTCCAATACCTTCGCCGCCAATACGATTATTAGCGAAGTTATGATTAAGATACGACATTTTAATTTCCTTTCCCTATGGTCAGGGCTAAACCTCCATTGGCTTGGAGGCAGGATATTAGGTTAGCGCAGTGGCGACACCATGACGCCGTGCGTTATTGATAACAAGCTGGCAACCAAACACGATATACGCAACCATCGCGAACTGATTAACAGGCTCTTTAAACGCAGTCTTCGCAAAGTTCTTACCCTGCTGTATCTTCAACTTGAGATACTTGCTGTTGATAAGATATGCATGCTGTGACGGACAATCACGATCATACTGAATCGTGGCACCACGGAAAATAGGCGAACCTGCGTCAGCTTTGCCCGTCTCACCCGCGGCCAAACGAGCATATCCAGTACCCTCGAAAAGGTTCTGCATGTCACCGAACACCGTCAAAGTAGTAAAGATATGCGAAGGCGTATCGTTACCCTCAGAGCAGTTATTCCAGACAGCACCCAAACGCTGAGTACCAACATTGATATTGCTCGAAATACTATCTACATCCGAAGACGTAGTATCAACCTGATTCCTCCACCAAGACTCGTTAGCACGATTAATACCCATAACCGTACCGCTCGTGGGAGCATCAGCAATCAAATCCTGCAAGCCTAGCGTAGACTTACCAGTTTGTGCACTAAAGAACGCCGCATTAACGGCATCACGCGCAGTCAACATAGACTGCTGAGTCTTAGCTTCGAGGATCTTCTTAGCGGCATCACTAAGACGACCTTCGTCACGCTCAGTCATAGAGATAGTGATAGGAGTAGCAGTATAACGCCAGGGTGCATATCCCATCGTGATACCATCAACAGCATCCGTGTTGACCGTATCATATCCATCAAACCAGGTAGCAGAGTTCTTACCATACAGCAAGTCCTCTTGGATCTCTTTGCCACCGGCTTCGACCTCAGCATTAGCCGACAACATCTTCAACAACGGATATTCATCAAAAATATTATCCGTCAAACGCTTGCGCTTGGAACGCATCGTGAGAGTCCACGCCGCATCCCATGTTTCAGTAGTACTAGTAGCAGCCATAATAATTTACTTTCTAGGTAAATCCTAATTTTTTAAGCCCTGAGAGGACTTCAGTATCTGACAGATCTCCATTAGACTGTCCCATACCACCTCCTCGCGGAGCAACACTTTGTTGAGCATTACGAATTATGTTCCTAGAATCAACGTTACCTTCCGATCGGCGACCAGACGCCATCTCGTATGCCGTGCGTACTGTGTGAGGTTGACCGGTCTCACGGTTAGGTAATCCTCTAAGTCTAGAAATTTCCTCATGGTAATCCCTCAACGCTTCCTGGCTGTGACCCGCTTGGACAGCTTCCTGAATTTCTCCAGAAACTTTGTCTTCAACTCGGGTCTGTTCTCCACCGCTCAGATACTGAACATTTTGCTGAAGTGTGCCAAGTTCTTGCTGTAAGGCTTGAACCTGACTTAGTAGTGGGTTTACAACGGCATTTGCAATACCTTCAACTACTACAGCTTCATCATACCCATTGTTACCGGGAGTGAATCCAAAATTCTCTAGTACGGACGGTGACGCCTGAGCCTGCGCGTTAGGATCTTGGTTTTGTGGTGTAGGGTTTTGTGCGTTAGTTATCTGCTGCGTTGCACCTAGTGCATTGCTATATTGTGCAGTAACGTCTTCCATTTGTTTTTGTGTGTCGCGTAATTCCATGTTGGTCTTATTGACCATACCGTATATGTTACGCATAGTGCGTAATTGCGGTTTCCACTCTTCTGGGACTTCTTCCTCGCGAACAGTAGACCAGTTTACATTATACGGATCAAAACCTTCCTGTGGAGCCTCAGACTGCGTAGGATCGCCCATACCTGCATCTTCCAAAAGACCCGAAGTGTCCTCTGTAAGGTCAGTACCAACAACGCCTAGATCTTCTTGTTCTGGGGCTTCTGCCATTTCAGACATACGTTACCTCGTTACGAAGCTATCTTTGATTGGATAGCAATGATTACGTCAGCCTGTTCCTTAACACGTGTAGAAGCTATCAATACTCCTGAAGGATCATACACCTTATAAGGACGCTGCTGACCTGCGACAGTACGAATCTCGTACTTACTCGAATCCATGCTTTTTCTCCAGTTGTTTTAAGTCTTCCATGTTAGCAATAAACTCTGTATCTCCTAAACCACGTTTCTTCCTAGGCGTGTACCCCTTACCGCCGTGGTCTGGACCTTGGTATTCTTCTGGATACTCATGAGTCTTAGAACCCCCAACACTATCTGCGGCCTCTATGCAATTATACTTTTTAAGCAACCGCTGTTTGTGTGAGTAACTTTCTACAACCTCACCAAACCCAGGATGGTATTTACCGTACATGCCAGGATTGTGAGGATTAAAGTCAACTATACCTTTTACACGGCCAAAATGAATCTGCATCTCGACACCACACTGCGCGCACTTAGGTTTAACATCCGCTACAATGTCGCGTAACTCGTGACCGCAGTCGCAAAAGTAATCATGATTAACGGCCATTATCCTGTCATACCTCCTTGACCTGTGAGTGTTGATACATCAGCTGTAGCTGCTTCCTGAGTTTTCTGAGCATTAGATCTAACCTGACCTATAATACCTTCTTCGCTATTTAACAACCCACCATCTACCGAAGGTTGTCTCCCTCCCCCACCACCCCCGCTAGCCATAACTGATTGTAGCATTTGCTCATGCATAGCAGCATGTTGTTGTACTATTTCTAATACCTGCTGTTGTTGCTGCGGTAACATTTGCTGTAGCTGAGGCAAGCCCATAACAACATTAGGATTCTGTTGTTCCATGTGTGCCATATGATCCATGCCTTCTTCTACTGGAGGCATCTGACCCTGTAGCATTAAACTTAGCTCTATCTGAATCAACGCGTTAAGATCGCCGTCAGCACCTTTGAATAACTTATCTACAGAGCGTTTCCTAAAAGACTTAATCAAATCTCTAGTAACCTGAGCTTGATCAATCATAGGATTGCCCATAAGACGATCATACAACATAATAGAGTTTTCTTGCTCTAGCTCTTCAACCAACGGATGCATAGAACCAGCGTCTAGATCTAAAATAAAATCAAAGTTAAAATCCTGACTCGTAAGTACTCGATACTCCATGCCCGCAGCATCCTTAGCTACATTAAGCATAAAGCTATTCGGTATATACCTTACATCTTGGAACATCCTAAACATGTTACCAACAATAGTAGTATATACATCTGCTACCTTAGACTGCATCCACTGACGGTTCAACGACCCTTGAGATGCTATTAGTGCGCTTTCTGTAGCAGTCTTACGACCTTCTGACCCACCTGCGAGATCGCTTACATGTAAACTCTGTTCTTCGTAGTTACGTGCATCACCTTCGATACCTAACTGATCATTAGGAACCTGACCCCAATTAGCTTCTCGAATACTACTGATGTCGTGTAACCCAATAACATCCCCGTCTTTAGCATCTCGTACGTTATCTACAAGATTAGCATTACGCTGGATCTCAGTTTCATTAGCCCATACAACACGCGGGAACCTACGTAGAATATCCACACGTCTGCTTAATGACTCTACAATAATATTCTGTAGATCCTCAACGTATTTCATAGGAGGCTCTGGAAAGTACGAACTCTCCACAGTATCAAACTTAACAGGAATATACTGAAAGCCCTTAGACATAATAAACCCAGGAGCTTCTTCAAGTCCTATAAGATTCTCACCCTGATACATAGCTTTAGTCTTAACAAAAGGGTGAGTCTCGGAGTGTATCTCTTTTTCGTGACCGTCTAAGAATGTAATAAGTCTACGATTAAGCCTATCATGAATTTCGTATAATACTACTATATCACGCTCAGCTTTTGCTCCTTGTATATTCTCATCACCATCATCGGCATCATACTCGTCGCCATAATTTAGTAGTAATGAATCCGAAGAATTAGGCGTATCTGACGATCCCATAAAATCCTTGGGAATCTTATACCTGTCATCATTTTTAACTATATCATACGGAACTTCGATACGTTCAATTATATACTCAGCGTAGCCTAAGTTCTGAGGCGGACACTTAGGATCTACAAACACATTAAAAGGTCTGACACGCATTACACATGGAAAGTCATCTTTGAATGCGTCATTTGTGACATAGGGAGGCATAGAGTCATCACCAGATGGATTATACCCCATCTTGACCCATCCTACACCACAAAACAACGCATCAAACATGGCCTGATGTATTTCAGCTTTAGCATTCATAAGGTCCAAGCCAGCATTACCGGCTCGTTCCATAATCATAGATATAGCGTCTAACTCACCTGCCATACGTTCTGCGTTAGGCTTAGCATTAACAAACACTTCAGGATAATGAAATGCCACAGACGATAAGATCTGCCTAACCAAAGGATACATACGAGACACATGAATAATCTCATCCTTATCAAGTCCTGGAATATCCATCTTTAGCTCATACGATGCTAAAAGCTTTTCCCAAGACTTATGCTTAGGTTCCATAACTCTCTGGACCCTATCAATCGTCTTACGCCAATACTCACGCTCTTTATTGTTTAATTTAATATCAGCCATTTCAATTCAGTACATGATAACGACCGGAATGCGCTGGCCGTCCAGGTAAGGCATCTAAGATATTCTGCCCACTTCCCAGTATTGGGTCATCCGTATGTTCTGCATGACGATACATGTGAACCATACCATAACGCCATTCATCAGCGGCATGATCTTCAGCGTGAGTGTCTACATCTTCTGGATTCTTATCTGCGCGGGGTAACGCAGGCACTGTACGCATAAAGTTATCATTCCAACCTTCAAAAGAGTAAAACTTCTCATGTAACAATGCGTCTCGACAAATACGCCATCCATTCACACGATCATTATTTGCTCGCGTTATCGGTAGCTCGTAATCGCTGAATACATCAGCAGCACTCTTAGTCATCTGCTCGGTGAGTCTACGCTTAACCCACATACTAGGATCAGCATAAATCATAATAGGCATACGCCCCGCTGTATACGGAAAGCCTTGGATTCTAGTTACGATTTCCTCTGCGTGCTGTGACGCTGTTCTATCGCCTTGGTAATATTC